ATATCAGCAAGCTCCGTATGAAGAGATAGACGCTGAGAAGTACGAGGAGTTACTAGCGGCTATGCCTGTTGGGGTTAATTGGGAAGACTTAGGTAACTTTGAGCAGGAAGATAACACCACAGGGAGTCAAGAGTTAGCCTGTGTAGGTGGTGCGTGTGAGATAGTGTAGATGTTGTAGATACTAAAAAGCCCTGTGTAGATGACTGCACAGGGCTTTTTTGTTACTGCTGTTCTTGCTTCTCTACCTCTCTGCTAATGTCGTCTTGAATAGCTAACAACTTAGCTAAAGCAACACTGTAAGCTCCTTTCTTTGATTGCGAAGTTTTATTTACGTTTGTCAAAGCTGCTATATATTTAGGATGGGTCATCGCCCTTGCTAACAATTTAGGAGCTAATATAAAAGACGTAACAGCTCCTGGAAGAGAATCTGTAGTAGCATACGCAGTCCCGCCAGCACCACTAGCTAACAAAACTCCCGCTAGTCTGTTGTTGAAGTTCCCTCTGGTAGCTTGCTTCTCTAAAATCTCCTCAACTAAAACAAGACCCTTGTCTAACTTTTTATAACCTTCTGGGCCTAGGGTTGCTACAAGTCTTGATTTAAGCTCCCTGTCTACGTTTCTTTGGCTTATCGCTGATCTGTTCAATTGCTGTATGTTCTGAGGAAGCAATACCTCTAACACGCCTCCTTGAACTTTAGGCCACAACTCTACCCCGTCTGCGCCTTGTCTTGTCTTAGAAAGACTCAATGCTTTTTTCAATCGTATTATTTCTTCTGGGGCTGCCTGAGCAACCATTCGACCAATCTCAGAAGGATTCTCTGCCTCTACAATAGACTTAACAAACTTGTTATTAAATCTGTTTGCTCCCATTTTACTAAAAGTTCTGGCTCTCTTGTACGCCTTCTCTATATTTCCAGGATACTTAGCAGCAGCGTCGTCAAAAGACTTTTGAACTTGTCCTATTATTTCAGGCAGTCTTACTTTAATAGGGCCAGAGAATGTCTTATCTCTCTGTAGTCTTTTAAGTTCTGACAACAGTTCATGCGTGTCTCTGAAAGATAATTCTTTTGCTCCTGATCCTACGTCACTAAGTAATTTAACTCCTTGACCTGTAGGGTCTACAGTACCTCTGGTTTTCATTTCCTTGACGATAGTCTGCATATCTTTTCTTACATCTCCTAAAGAAACAGGACGTTTAAACTTAGCTACTTTTCCTGCTGGTTGTCCAGCCCTTATTGCAATCAAATCTGCGCCAGTTAAAACATCTTCAAAACCTTCTGGAATTTTCTCTGCTGTAGACTTTGCTCCTTTTTGTTTGGCAACAAACTGAACCGCTTTATCAAGCTCGTCAAACATCACCCCTGACGCTTCTCCATGCAATCTTTTACCATCTTTAAGAGCGTGTCTGACTAATCTAGCCATGCCAGCGTTTTCTAAAGATGCTCTGGAAGCCCCTGCCATATCAGCAATAATATCGTCATAGTATTTAACAACGATGTCTGCTTGATCTGAAGCAAGTCTGTCAAACGGCCCTGCGGATAGTTTCGATCCTCGTAGAAGCTCACCTAAGAAAGAAACTACTCCGTTGTCTACCATTTGATCTAAAGCAAGAGTAGACCCTTCTTTCTCTAGTATTTCCTGTAGTTCCTTAGAACCTTCTTTTGGTTTAAATTTTATAAGACTGAAAAGTTTAGAGCCTCCTTTTACTAAGCTGTTGCCTGCTACGTCCCACATAGCCTCTTCACCGCCTGCTCGTAAAGCACCTGCTAAAGAAGCATTAAGTTCTGCATCGTTAGCTGCGTTTCTTACTTGTCTTTCTCCCTCGTAGCCAATAGCGCCTCCCGTAGCAGCTTTCAAAGCAGATTGAGTAAGACCGCCAATAGCCCCTCCTATTTTCCTTCCTGTTTCTACTCCTTGAGGGGTTCTGGTTAAAAGACCCGCTGCAATAGCACCGCCTGTCTGTCCTATCCTAACTCCTTTATCAACTCCCCCAACAAGAGGTGCTGCTGCTCCTAAAATACCCTGTCCTATCTTTGACATTTCTTCAGCAACAGGCAACGCTTGAGGAGAAGTCCTGCCCAGTGCTTTATCTACGGCATCTGCTCGGGCTAAAGCATCTGGTTTGGCTAACAAGTCCTCAATGATTAACAAATCTTCTTGACTGTACATAGCCTGTAAAGTTTCTGCATCGAAATTAGATAAGGCTTCTTTTAATTCTTGTGACATTTATTTACTCCTGCGCTGCTTTAGCAGCAGCTACTATGCGATCAGCAGTTGCTCTTGCTTCTTGCTGTTCTACCGTCATGTTTGAGTTGTCTGGGACAGGCGCTATTGATCGCGTAGCGTCTTTGTCAAAATAAGCTGAAATATCTAAACCGTTTTGCTTTAATAGCGTAAAATTCATTTCTTGACTGTCGCGCTCTCTTTGAAGAATCTGAGCAATTTTTGCTTTAGCAACAGCGGGTGATGTTTCTCCACTAAGTATTCCTTTACGGAGTTCTCTAAGTTCTGAAATAGCAGCGGCAGCGCCTGTAATATCGTGACGTTTTTGGTTGAAGTAGTTTTCTAAATCTCCAAACAAAAGTCCTTGCTCTCCTGCAAATTCTTGCAAATCTAAACCAGTTCTATTCTTAATAAAATCGTTTAAAACGTCTCCTCCCAGTCCTGAAAAACTGCTTAATGTTCTTCCTGTTCCAGCAAGCCCTTTACCCAAGAAACTGAGATAGGTGTCTATGCTTTCGTCAGTTATTCCTTCTAAAACTTTTAACTTACCTCTAGAATTTATAATATCATCACGAACAGCCCTAAATTCTTTAGCAGTAAATCCAGAAATATTAGAGGCTACGTCTTCTGCTGTACGGCCTGTCATCGTGAGTTGAGCATCGTCAGGCAGTGTGAGAGGCTGGCCTGTTTCACTAAAAGCATCGCCTTGTTCGTTAAATTGTACCATTTGAGTTTGCGTATTACCTGCGGTGTCTGTGTAGGTAATGTTTTTAAGCGTTCTTTTTTCTTTTTCCTCTTTCGCAACAAACTTGTCTACGTTTTCTGCGGTAATAGCACCAGACATTACTGCTGGGCGTAGTCTACCACCTTTATCGCCATACTCTAGTTCTAAAAAGTCAGCTAAAGAACTTCTCTCAGCTTCCTGTTGATCTGTAATTGCCTGCTTCTCAGCCCTAACCCTACCTTGCTGTGCAAACTGCGCCACCAGTGCAGATTCTTTTTCTGGAGCATACTTGCGTACAATCTCAAGAAGCTTAGGCTGGTCTGCTGGGTTGTTAATGTCTAAGCCCTGCATAGCTACTCTAGCCGCTTCTGGGTTAGTCATTGTATCAGAACCAGTAAGAGCGCCTATGCCTCTACGCAGCCCTGTACCTGCTGACTGTGCAGCACCTAGTATAGACTCTCTGTAAGAAGACGGAACAGCTTTCTGAGTAGGCTGAAACAAGCCTTCTGTGAGCATTCCTGTTAAATCTGTTGGTTGTGCCATTGTTCTGTCTCCTTAATTAAATAAATCAAACATAGCTTGTTCGCGCTGTTCGTCTGATAAAACATCTACTTCTTCAGGCGTTAAAGTATAGTTTGGTTGCTCTGGTCTGCTTGAAAACAAACCACTTAGAAATCCAGGTAATCTGTCAATAGTAGGCTGAACAATACTACCTAAGAAACCACCACCAAAGCTACCAGTTAGAGGGTCTTGTCTACCTGCTATAGACGCTAATAAGTCTTTGTTAAGCTGTAGCTGTGCTTCTTGAGACAACTGAGTACCTTGCAACAGCGATTCAATACCAGCCAATCCAGACTTAGCACCTAACTCAGCACCTGTTCTGCGACCAATATCAGCATATCCAGCAGGAATCTGACTAGCCTCTAGCAACGACAGTGCTTGTTGCTGTGGCATGTAACCAGCACCTAACAGACCACCAGCAATACCAGCAGCTTGTTGTTGCTCTGCTAATGCCTGCTGTCTAGCACCTACGTTAGCCCGTGCCATAGCCTCCTGTCGTGCAGTCTCCATAGCCAGTAGCTCAGGTGATGCACCGCCATAGGCATCAGAGGACAGTCCTAATCGACCTTGTGACAGCATACGCTCTTCTAACGCTAGACGCTGACGTTCCTCTTCAGGACGTTGTGTGGCTCTAATGTCTTCGTAGATGCCAGCCTGTACAGCAGCAGGGTCAGCCTGTAGTTGACTGAAGAACCCACCAGCTTGTCCCATGATTTGATTCTGTAAAGCCTGTTGCTCTGGGCTTAGTTGTGTAGTAAAGCCACCAGAGGGGTCTGTGCCAACACGCGCCAGGTTACTAGTGACAGTGTAGGGTCTAAATGCTGCTGTTTCTGCGCCACGCTGTCCTACCTGCTCTGCCATCTCTAAACCAGCACGACCTACCTCGTAAGGAGCAGAGATAGCTTCTTGGCCTAGATAAGCCTGTCCAGCAGTGCCTAGAACATTCTGTAAGTCTATACCGCCTCCCAATAGACCACCTAGAACGCCACCTAAAGCAACCTCACCAGCGCCTACTGAGCTAGGTGCAGAAGGTATGCCAGTAAGTCCTACAGTGGTAGGAGCAGCTACAGGAGCCTGTGTAGGCAGTGTAGTGTCAAAGCCTGTGGCTCCGTAGGGCTGTGCAGCAGCTATAGCAGCGCGTGGGTCGTTAAGACGGTTAGCAGTACCACCAGCAAACATCGTAGGCTGACGAAACATCTGATCCTTTAACATAACCATTAGTACGATCCTCCAGTAATTGTATCAGCCGTCAGTGTGCCTGTGACGTTTACGGTAGCGGCTGTAACAGTACCAGTAAAAGTAGGACTAGCAGAGTTAGCCTTAGTAGCCACTGCTGTCGCAATGTTGTTGTATTCAGTGTCAATCTCTGTGCCTCTCACAATCTTAGCAGCATTACCAGAAGGAAGAGAATCCTTTGTAGCAAAGTTAGTTGTCTTTGTGTAATCAGACATTAGATAAGTCTCCCTAATAGAGCGTGTATGTCAATTTTTTGAATAGAAAATGCAGCACCATTTACTTCTGCTTCGATACCAATAGTTACTACCTCACCACTACCGCTGGTATTAACCTTTGGCGTGTTGATTAGAATAGAGGAGGTGTACTCTGCTGTAGTGTTATACTCAGAAACACCATACTCACCAATGTTGCTAGAGCCGAATGTAAACGCTTGTTTAGTGTAGCTTTGTGTATAGTCATAGCCCCAGTTCAATGTAGTAGGTGTGTTCTGTCCACCAATGATAGTTAAGTTAAACTTCTTCAAGAACTTCAGATTAGAAGTGTTGCCAAAGTCCATAGCATTGCTAAAGTATCTCAACTCGTACTTAACAGCACCGTCCATAAAACCTTTGTACTCTGCTATGCCGCTAGAGATACCAATGTATATCTCACCATCTTCTAACACAGCAAACGACAGAGGATACATACCTGACCAAGTAGTAGCGCGGTGAGAGCCATCTTCTAAAGGTGTCCGCATATCAAAGCAGTACACAGTGTTGCTGTCTGGTAGCGTCAACAAGTAGAAAGCGTTATCAGAACTATACACAGATTTGATAGCGTTAGTCTGTAAAACTACCAAGCTCATTAAGTCAGTGCGTACATTCTTGCTGATGTCGCGCATAGGCATAGACTTCTCTTGTATAG